TGTACATAACGCTGTATCCCAGTTCAGAAAGCTTGGAGTATATAAAAATTACAAGAATTATCTTATGAGTATCGGTCTCAATCATTGTCAATATCTTCATAATATAAACAGTGATATGGCTGATATCGAAATGAATCACTGTATTCTTACAATATTTGACGTTGCTCTTATGATAACAGAGCATCTTATTAATACTTGCGGATATGCATCCACATTCCATGTGGTACATTTACTTCGTGAGGAACATACGAATAATAGAATACCCCTCATTATGATGTCAAAGACCGTACATCAATTATATCATAATGATGATTTATTCTACGTTCATCCAAAACAGGTATTTGGTAAATGGGTCGAACTTCTTTCCAAATACAGATATGGTATAACACCAGAGATATGTGTTAAAATATTATACTATATTAAACGAGCTTACGAAGATGGAGGTTCTAGTGATAATGAACTTCTCATGCTCGGAAATACAATACAGGATTGGAGTAGTCGTACATACGCATCTGCTATTCAGACATTTGCTCCAACGCAGAACCTGACTCTATTATAATAATTCTAGGAGGAAAACTAAATGAATGAATTCTGGACGGAATATGCACAAATTCTATTTGTGTATCTTGTTATCACTACGTTGTCGATCCTTTCAATCGTGAAAAGATATCTTAAACGTAAAAACGAGATTGAACTGTACAAATTTAATATGACACTCAAGATAGACGAAGATATTGAATCTCGTCTCGATTTTATAATTGAATCTTGTTTTCAAGAGTATTCTCTCGCCAAGTTAGTAAATGCATCAGATTGGTACATTTCTGAAAAAGAAGAGATCGATATCAATAAAGAGATCAATAACCTTGTCGCTCAGAGACTCAGCCCTATACTAATGGATCAATTATCTATTTACTATATGAAATCTGAAATACCGGATATCATTGCGAAAAGAGTATACTATCGTGTAACTAATTTCGTAATCGAACACAATAGATCTTATAAATCATAATTATGAAGCCTGGCCTCTTGCCAGGCTTCTTTTTACGCCGCGAACATATCATTAATAATTAAATATCTAAGAAAGGAGAGTCGATTGATATGGGATACGATATATCCTATAAGATGAAATATACTGATAATCCTTATGTAGATTTATTGGTCCATGAAACCAAGAATATGGCCATAAACAGTATTGTTAAAAACGAGAGAGAAGCTCTCCGATACGAGACATTAGAATCTCGAACAGAATCTGATAAGATGATTAGTGCTCGACAAGGAGTACCGATTGATCCAAATTATAATGTCGACAACTATGTAGAATCTAATCGATATTATAGAATTCTATCCGGACAGCCGCCGTTCCCTACAGACGAAGAGATTAAGGCTTATAAAGAAGAGTACGGCAATAATGCAGATATTTCTAAACTATATTACTCTAAGTATATTAATCTTAGAGATTATGAAATGTACCTAACGGACGGTACGACTATGGATAGTCTAGTTGGACGAGATAAGTTCTATCTTCATCAATTAGATCAAACAAAATTGGATACTCTTGAGCGTCTAGGAATAATGAGTATTATACGAGATGAACACCCAGGTAATGATTATTCCTATATTTATCATATGGCAGATAAAGCCATTGATCCTTTTATTGCTAGAACCGCAGAAAATTTCTCCCTTTTGTATTGCCCAAAAGGAGAATTTGATGAGATTCATTATAAGTATAAGAGAATGTTTGATAGAAACAGACTTTATACTATATCGACAATATATAGTGAAGCGTTTGCTTATGGTAGTGTTCACTATGATGCATTTATTCAGATACTTATTGTCATCCAAACGATGGTTGATATGATATCTGAAGTTCAGGAATACATCATTAACAAAGATGTATTCGACTCTCGTACTATTCGATACTTGTTTGAGTCTTATGGTATTCCATACTATAAAGAGATCCCAGTCAAGTATCAGCTTGCTTTAATTAAGAATGTGAACAAACTTCTGAAGTATAAATCTACCAATAGAAACATTGTTGATATATGTGAACTGTTTGGTTTTAAAGATATCGAAGTATTCACTTATTATATTTTGAAAACGAAAAGAGTTCCAAAGTCGGAACTCAAATTTTACACCGAAGATGATATTACAATATCAAAACCTGATGGAATATGTTATCTTCAGAGTGATTTGTTTGGTACTGATTCTGGCGGAAAGCTTGATAAACCAATGTATCCGATTATGTTTGAACAAAACCCAGGGTCTCCACAGATAGATGGATGGATTGAAGTTCAGTATGTGGAAAAGGCTATAAAATCTAATCCTGATTGGGGTGGTCCTCCATATGTAGGATTACCTATACCGCTAAATGGAATAGTTCCTATTTATAATGAACAAAACCCATCTAAGATTATTACAGAAGATATGGTCGGACTTGAGGATTTCGAGGCTAATTATGATATTAAATTTCTTAAAGTTCCCATTACAGAACCCAATGCTTCGAAGTATATTGAAGATGAGGGTAACAAATACTCATATGATTATGTAACAAATCAAGATCCATTCTGGGATGGAATATCTAAAGATGATATTCTCACTCCTCAAGAAAAGAGTAACTATCACAACAAAAAGAAGTTAGAAATCCTCTCTCAGGATTTCTCTTGTGAACGAACAAAATACATTTCTGTTGATGCTAATATTGACGTATATGATATGTCATATCAGTTATGCTATTTTATGAGTATCATCAATAATGCGGAACTTGCGAACTGTGATCTCTTAATGTTAGATATCGACGCTAAAATATTTGATAGAGATGGAGAGGCACGAGTTCATATAAGTGATCTTTTAACTCTCGCTACTGCATTAAGTTATCTTTATAATGGTGTCGAACCTGATGTCATTACTAATGATAGAGAGAGTAATATGTATATACATGGATTTAATTTTGATTCTCATTGGACAGAGATTTTTAACAATGAAAAAGAAATTATCAATGTTCAAAAACTGTTGAATGAGGTTAAAGCTATAAATCCACACAAGACTATTGGTTATAAAGAACTTGCTGATAGTATAACCGAAGACACTACCGAAGATCCGACTCCAAAGATCAAAGAAAATGTCGAGTATGGATATCTTGTAGAGTCTGATGCTAAAGTTGATGAAGGATACACTGTAGGAGCTTATTTGTCTGGTCGTTATAAGGCTTGTACATGCGAAACAACTCCTCAGAATCCATATGAATCATATATATGGGAAAATTTAAGCAAACAAAAAATATATGATTATTCTCAAGGATATGACTCTTATACTGAAAATGGTATTAATGGTCATAGTTATCCTACATATCTTGAGAAAGATATAATATCTGGAGCATATCCAGAATCTAATTTCGGGGAGGATGCCGGTGGTATATATCATATAATTGATAACACCGATAATACTCCGTATGAAGCTGAAGATAATTCTCATGCTGATTTTATAAATATTGATTATATTGCTAATGCTTCTAGCGACTTAGAAGCTTTTGAGAATATGAAGAAGCTATACTTGACAAATATGAATCTTCATGATCATTTGGCTTATATGATGCGTACTGCTGATAACAAAAGAATCTATGATATCTATAAGACATTATATGATTCTTTTATGATAACAAAGGTAAGTACACAAATATACAGTAGTGATATAGGTATTAATAAAACTTACTATGAGTATCTTTCTGAAAGAAATTCTGATCTGTATGGAGTTTTAGACAAAGCTTCTAAGATTACCAATTCAGATGAACAGAAGACATACATATCTAACGTCTGCGAATATATCGCATATGCGTTAGAGAAGTACTTTGAATCTGAAAATTGGAGTTATATATACAATATAATTCCAAACCAGAACGTTGAGTTTATTCAGTCTTGTATTCTTAAAATGGTAATATTCTTTAAGTCGTGGAAAACTCAGATGTTGGATCAAACAGTGTCATTTGCACTTAACAATCCAACAGACAATAGAGTTTATGTTCTTGATGATTTAAGAGTATCATCACATAGACAATTGCACGAGAAAGTACGTCCTATCGAGTTCTTACATTTCCAGAATAATATTGCATGTAAAGATTACTGTAGTCCTACAGATTCTATACATATCAGTTTAAGAAAAGAAATGTATATTGCAACCGAAAAAGACTTTATCTACTACATCGTTAATAATGAAACGTACCTTGTTCGTTATATTGGAACGCATACAGTATTCAGAGTTGCCGAATTCTTCGAAGGTTCTCCAGTTGTATATATTGAAGAACCATGCTTCGGTTGGACTGATGTTGAACATGTCGTTCTTCCTGACGGCGTAACATGGATTAAATAATAGGAGGGATATAAATGTCAAATAAGAATCTTTCTATCTTTGAAGGTTCTCGTCCTGGAGAAAAGGTCGAACTCAAAGGTACAATGATCGTATTACGCAATAAAGCTACGGGTAAAGTTATATTCCGTGGTTCAAATAAAATGCTCGTCTCAGGATCTGAGACGAACGCTCTAAAGTCATTTAACTTCGATCCAACATGGTCTAGTGTTGAGTCTCATATTGCAAATATTCCTACATATGATTCGGTAATTCCTAACATTACAGAGATCAATGGAGCTAAACCTTTAACGGACGGTATTTTATCAGGTATCGGAAATTTCAATCCATCTGCAACATCTGGTGCAGATTTCTATAAGAAGTGTTTATATGAATACTTTACCGAAAGAGTATGTTTATTCGCTGTAGGTATTGACGGTTGCGGTATCGAAAACTCAAGAATATATAAGGTTCAGAATACTAAGTGGATAGCTCCTACGGGTTATGTTACTCCACAAGCCGGAATGGATCAGAATATAACAAACTGTCTGATTCCGTTTAAGATGACATCTACAGATCTTACATCATCCGAAAGAGAATTATATTTCGGAAGAGCAGAAGATGCTACTGGTCAGATTTCTTATTATTTCAAGGGATTCGACTCAGCTCCAACTCTTATTCGTAGATATAGCGATGACTCTTCTGATCTTGCAATGGTTGCAGATGTATGGAAAGACTCTAGATTATCTGAAGCTGATATGGTTGTTGAGCTCAAGATGTCTGTTAGTACAACTGACTGTAGACAGTATTTCACTACATTAACTGGTGAATCCACAGCAAAGATAAATACTATATCTCTTTTAACTGCTATTCCATATCAGGATGCAAATGGTCAGCTTTTCTATAAGAATATTCGTCCATATACAAAGTTCAACTTTGCTAACGAATCTCTTATAGATGCTTCTAAGGGTATTGATATCTCATATTATTTATACTATTAAGATAAGGCGGTGGAGTTGATGTCCTTTTCAATAGATCCAAATATTAATGATGGACTTCCGTTTATATCTGTTCATCATCTTGAATTATCACAGGATACGACTCGTATAATTGAGCCTTATCCTGAAGGATTTTTTCATCTAAAGTCTGATGTTAATGGAGGGATTCCGTATATCACGGAGTCCGCCATTGAACTCGCGGCAGATAAATCTACTATTGTAGCACCATATCCAGATTCTTTCTTTAGAAAGACATCGGATGTTAACGATGGCGTTCCATACATTTCTGAAATTCATGTTGTATTAGGGGAAGACTCTACTATGGTAGTCGCTCCATATCCACAATCATTCTTCAGAAAATTAATTGATCTAAATGACGGAATACCTTATATTAATGAAGAAGCTATAAAACTTGCCGAAGATCCGAGATATGTAAACGAACCATATCCGGATTCGTTCTTCCATTTAGATGTGTCAAAGACCGACCCGATAAATAATAGCGTACCATTTATTTCTGAAGAAGCTATAAAACTTTCAGAAGATCCGAGATATGTAAACGAACCGTATCCCGATTCATTCTTCCAGAAGTCTGCATATAA